CGGTAACAACCGAGCCAGTAACCCACTTGCCTGCCTCTAGCCGCTTGAACGGCTTGCCGTTAGCGCCTGCCGATTCATCGTTTGTAAATGTCCCGGCAGCAGTGGTAACGTCTTTGCCATCTATCAGCGTGTCGCTTGATGTGGTCGCGCTGTCTGCCGTAGTACCGCAGTCGAGAGAACAGGCTTCGGTAGCCTTGGTTGTCACAATGACAGCCAGATGTATCACCAGGATTGGGCCAGCCTCAGGGTTTTTCCATGAGAACACCCCGCCGCCAGTATCAACCGCCGCCAATGCGCCAGTAACCTTTTTAATTCTTCCCCTGCTTATCTCATCTGCGGTTCCAGCGAGCGCGGCCCCGGACTGATACAGGTTGCCGGCAGAATCGGCAACCTTCACCTCATGGCCTTTCTTGCCAACACTAATGCCGTTAACGCCGGATAGTTTATCATAGTGTGTATATCCCATTTGTGATACCTCCTTAAAATTAGCAAGGGAGGCGCAAAGCCTCCCTCACGGCTAATGCCGCACTAATCAGGCGGGATTGTTGCCAAAAATCCAAAAGAAATTTGTCCAGTACGTAGCCATACGCCCAACGGCTTTCCAGGACAGCATCTCAGTGTTGAAGTCGCCCTTGTCGGCGTTGAAGTCCCTTTCCAGTTTGCGGGGGTCGCGCCGCATCCAGAAGTTGAGGCCGTCGCCGCCTTTCATCAGATCCTCGTTAACCAGGAACCACTTCTTGCCCTTAATCAACGGATTGATGAAAAACTTCATACCCTTATAGACATTCTTGGTGTTGTCGCCTACATACGCCTCTTTGTCGGAGCCGAATAGCTTTTCACATGTCTTGCGCCAATATGGGCCGGCAATCACCATATCGCCTTCAACTAACATTTCATCGCCCCGGTCGTCCACCCATGCCTCCATCAAAAGCTGAGTTGCTTCTAAGTTGTCGTAGGTCAGGTCCAAGATTCCGGTGTTGCTCTGAGCGTCCGCGCCCGGTACGGTGTAGTGAGTTGCGCTACACAGTCCAGCGGCATCGGGCCCGGTCAGGGCAGTACCAAAAGCGCCGTTGAATACAGCCGCACTTTCAAAGCGCAGTGTCTTGTCAACGCCATAGGCAATGTTGTTGACGTACTTTTTAATCCGGCGGTATTCTTTGTCTTCCCACATATCGCGGTCAATTTGGATACCGGTTGACAGCTTGATAGGCCGTACCTGCTTGGAGTATCCCTTTACGAATGAGTCGTAGGAAACTGAGCCGTTCCATGTGGACATACGCCCGGGCGCGCCGATAGTCATATCGGTAATCTGTGCGGTTGCGTCTTTGATTATATTGTGAGTTGGTGAGATCAGGTCAACTTTTTTCTTGAAGAACCCGTCCCATACTTCGCGTATATTCCCCTCTAGTTCTAAGAATTGGGATTCGGTCAATGCCATTTAGATCATCTCCTTGTTTTGTAATTAAAAAACGCCCCTAAAGGACGTTTGCGGTTTTACGTATTTGGCTCAGACGCAAGGAAAGTGAAGAACATTTCCATCGTGTCCGGGTTAGAGTACAACAGCTTCAATACGCTGCTTCCCTCGGTGTCGAAGTCCGGGTGCATCGAATCGCTGCTCAGATCCCACCCTAAAAAGCCGTCCATCATATAGCCGGGGCAGATGTAAATCGTATCGCCTGCCGCCAGAGCCGCGGGCAGGGTTTCCGCCAGGGTCAGCGTACCGTCCGTCACCGCGTAGTCGGTTATCCCGACGCGCCGCCCGATCAGTGAAGAGTCCGCCGCGCAGGTCACGATCTGGATTGCGCCGCCGTTAAAAGTGTCGGCCTCGTCGGGAAGCAGGCTGTCGTCTACAGCCGTGGTAGTGCTGCCGCCGGTCAGGGTGTAGGCTTTAGCCGCCCTGTACTTGTAAATGGCGGTCGGGGAAATGGACACTTCAATCCATGTAGTGCCGTCGCCGGCCGCTTTTTCATTCAGGGATACGCCGAGAATGGCGTCCTGGAAGTTAGTGGGATCATTTAAAACAACAATCCCGGTGCCCTGCGTAAACCTTACAGGCTCGCCTTTTTCAATAGCTGTGGCGTCTGGGACGTAATACTTCCTGATAATCGGGTTTTTGTGACCGTTTAAGTCACCTGCCCATACAAATCCTTTAGGCATCAATAATCATCTCCTTGAGTGTTTTTTCACATATTTCGCAATCTTCTTCGGGTCAGTGCCGAAGGCTTCGGCCATTTCTCTGTTGACAGCCACTCCGCTGGCTGCTGTCTCTCCTTCGGAGCCAGAGGTAATGCCACGCTTAAGCCGGTCGGACACGTTAGCCAGTGTGCGCTTCTGGGCCATTGACTTCTCGCGGCTTGACAGTTTGGAGTGGTTCGTTACCATAAAAGCGTCTGCCGGGGAATATCCCCTCGCTATGCGGTCTATCATTTCCTGCGGCAACAGCTTCACATATTGGAAATAGCCGTCAACATCTTCCTTGATTCCTTTGGTGTCGGGTACCAGGTCGCCGTACTCTTTACGCAGTTCGTTTATCTCGCCGAAGAAATACTTTACCGCCCTGGCCCCCTGCTCGCGCTGGTTGGCAAGTTCGGCCTGCTTTTGGGATTGTTCCAGTTTCTGCTTTAAGTCCTGAATTTCCAGGCGGCTTACTATGGTGGCGCGCCTGCTTTCCAGGAAGTCGTTGACATACTCGTCACCATACCCTGCCGCCTTCAACTGTTCCGCCCTGTGCAGGACGGCGTTCCATTCCTGCTCGATAGCCGCCTTCTGGTCGGCCTGGGCCTTCTCTGCGCTCTGTTTTACCTCGGCTTCATGCCGCGCCTGCAACTCGCGTTCCAGCTGTGCCGCGCGTTCCTTCTCCCGCCGCAGTTGGGCGGCCACCGCGTCAAACTCCGGTGTCTGCTTGGGTTTGTCAGGCTTAGTCTCCTGTGCGGCGTCCACATCAGGCTCACCATCTTCGGTGCCGGTTTCGCCTCCGGTATCGTCTGCCTCGCCCTCGTCATCCCCGGGGTCGGTGTCAAGGCTGTCCTCCGCGCCATCGGTATCGGTATCAGGAGCAGGAGCGCCCCCGCCGTTCACCGTATCTCCGGTGTCAATGTAGCAGCCTCTTTTTTGCATCCATGATGCGTGTCCAAACATTGTGTACCTCCGTTTTCGCTCGTCAGCGTAATCACCGTATCGTGGCGTCTACGTTGCCCCTGCCGGGCAAAAGAAAAGCGCCCGTTAAGGCGCTGTGGGTGGTTGGTTGGGTACCATTCCCTGCATCATTTGCTGTTGTTGTATCGTCATCTGAAGGGCTTCCATGACCTGCTGTTTCATTTCAGGCGGGACTTGCTTCAGCATTTCAGAGAGCATCATCGCTTCGTCCTTTGCCCGCAGGTTGTTTAATACCATGTCCTTAGGCGGGAATTCACCCTCGTCAATAGTTGTCCATAAATCTTCTATGGTCATGCCGCCAATCTTATTGAGGTCGAAGGCGGTTCTGGTGAAGTATTCCCGGTCGTTGGGCTTCTCGTCCATGATCTTCACCCATACGTCAAACTCCGGTACATATGACTCGAACCGGGTTATCTCCATGCCTGTCTCGGGATCTATTTCCGTTTCCCGCCCCCATTGGCGGTACATCTCGTCGGCGTTGAAAGTGCCCTCTATCTTCGTGCCGAATTTACCTTTAAGGCGGTAATACCGGTCCTCGGTGTAAAACTGCTTGAATCGGCTGATGCGCAGTTTATTCATCTCGGTCAGGAAGTCCTCTAGAATTTCAATCTTCTGCTTAACGCGCATATCGGTACGCGCCCCAAGCTCGGCAACGGTACTGTAAGATATGTTCGCGCCAGGGGAAAGCCCCTGCTGAATCGGCGTATTGGCTGAAACGGTTTCAACCATGCGCTGTTTGTGTTCCTTGTAGTTGGTCAGGCTTGCCGGGACTTTAACGCCCTCGCGGTCTTTCAGGCGGTGAATGGAGTTTACCTTGAACAGCATGCCACCCTTGCCGGAGTTCTTCTCAATCTCACCAAGCTGCTTATTAGATATGGCGCCGTCCTCATAATACAAACCACCCAGCCCCTGCCGGGAGTAGGCTTCTATCTCAATCTCGTCAGCCTTGTTATGCATCACCTGTGGGATTTTAATGTTGCGTATCTCGCCAAAGCCAAATTGGGAGTTCTCGTCATGGTACAGGCATTTATAAACAAAGGGGTACAGTCCGTCCTCGTAGACATACGGCTCATAGCCTAAAAAAACTCCGTTGGCGACATAGGCAACGTGGATGCCCTTAAGCTCACCCTTTGCCATATCGCGCAACTCCTGCGCTTTGTAGTAGTCCTGCTCCATCGTCTCTGCGATATCGGCTTGTTGGAGATACCGCTCCTTGAATTTTTTAGGCACGGTCCACGGCTTGCCCCTATGCCAGTGTTCGACAACAGAAGCCTGCTGGGGGTCTTGTCCCTCGTCCTGGTGGATGTCGGTATTGTTGTCTGGTTCTACAAACTTTCCCTTTTCAGGCCAGCGTTCCCTAATCCATGATAGCTTCTTCCGTATCTTGCGGGTGATGAAGCCGCAGTCCTGTAACCGTTCCTCTAGGTTGATAATGGCAGGATCAAAGAATATCTCTTTGCGGTTGATGTTGACCAGCCGCACATCCCCCACCCAGCGATCAGGCCCAGAGCCGCCAGTCCAGTCGGGGTCCCACAGTACGCCGCCGATAGCAGGACCATAGCTGAGAAATTGCAGAACCATCTTCCGCCACAAAGCCTTGAAGTTGTTCCTCTTGTCGTTGAAACGGCTGAGATAGGTCAGTTTGCGCGCTACGTCCTCGTCGTCGTCGCCTGTGCCTTCGACAACCACATCCGGCGTATTGACGGTGATCGAAGCGCACATATTGGTTACAGCCAGGAATACAAAGTTATCCTCGGAGTTGGGTCTGATCCTGCGGCTCTTGGCGCTCCGATAGGCAAACGAAGTCTCCCATTGCTTACCGCCGCCCAGAAAAATCTTATGCTCATCCTCCCATGTTTGGTCTATGCCGCCATAGCCTGTCCGCAGGGATTCAGCGTTCTCCTGGTCAGTGGTAACCCGGTTCACCCATTCGTTTTCTTCTGCCTCGTTGTAATTCGGCTTTTCATTCTCGCCGCCAATCACTTGCCTTATCTTGCTATACAGCCCCATTATGCCACCTGCCTAATCGTAGAAACTCTTTGGCTCGGCCTCTTTCGTCCTGCCAATGCTATCCCTCACCCGGTCGATTATTTCTTCGGAGAATTCCTCCAAGTCCGCCACAAAAGGGACGGGCGGCTTCTTGTCCTCCCGCTTGATATAGCCAACATAAAAGCCGCTCCAAAAAGCGGCCAGCATACCGAAGATTAATATAACGATTGTCAGCATATTGCCACCTCAATTAAAGAAAGATTCCTCGTTCCCGGTATCGTCTTCGTCCTCGTCATCTTCGTCCTGGTTCACTTCAGTTATCTCGTAGGTCTGCTGCCCCCTGCTGTAGTGAGCGATTGCCAGCCCCATGATCAGGTCGTCGTGCTTGCCGGACGCAGCCTCCGGACGCCCCTTTTCATTGCGGACAAAGGTCAGCATTTCCTCTAATGTCGCCACGTCATTGATGCACTCCGGGTGTTCCCGCACAATGCCTACTAGGTTGGAGATAATCACAGGTCGCGTCAGTTTGTTGGTCTGAAAGCCGTAAGACTTCTTCGGCTTTTCGGTAATCTTATCTTCGACCTCACGCACAAACTGATTCCAGTAACCCAGTCGTACTAGTTCCTTTACTGGGTAGGTGGAGAAGTTTGTTTCAATACTCTCCAGGGCATTGTTATAATGCCTGCCCAGGCAGTACATCTGCCTTGCATACAAGTCCTCGTCAAACTGATTCTTATAAGTGGCCGCCTGGTTTCCCGTGACGTTATTTATGACCTGCCCCGTAAAGTTATCGCTTCCATCTCCGGCAGTGTCGCCGCCCAGCACATAGGGGTAACCAGGCTTGACGTCCTCGTAAATGCGGATATACCCGCCAGCCTCGTCCACCCAGCGGATAGATGAATCTACGATTTTCTCGTTCTCGTATTCGTAATCAAAAAAACCCTCTTTCAAGGGTTTCTTATCTCTTAGGTACATCAGCCGGTCGGTTACTTTTTGCGCGTCGAAGATGGTCTTGCCCAGAATCCCCCAGTTTCCCAAGCAGTACACCTGGTAATAATAGGGATCTGTTTCTTTGAAGCCTTCCAGTACCGCAATGGCTTCTTCGTCTAGAAACTTGTTATTTTTATAAGTGCTGTGAACAGTAGTGCAATTAGGTTTCGGTTTCTCTGGGTCGAAAAACTCACCCTTAAGCCAGTGGGTTATGTAGATTGGGTTAAATGTCAGGATGATTTGCTTGTAGTGCTTGGTCTTTCCGCGCATTCTGATGTCAAGCTGCCTAAAGTCTTCCGCCTCTAACTCCGTCGGTTCTTCCAGCCACATGCCGGTGATTCCAACAATAGACTTCATTTTTTCTTGGTCATCTAATCCGGCAAAGATAATCTCATTGCCGTTGGCCTTGCATTGGATGTACAACTCCGAAGTAACGCCTTTAGGGAACTTGAATAGCTGTGAAACGCCCCAATCGTGGCATACACGCTTTAACTCGGCAAACTGAGACTCGCGGATGGTCTTACCGACCTTACGGATACAGAGGAACTTATGCCCCTTCTCTGCTAACATCCGATAAATTATCTTCTCTGCCGCGAAGTAAGATTTTCCTGAAGAACCACCACCCCATAGGATAAGGTAACGGCTTTCGTCGAAGTACAGCGGGTAGTAGATGTCGTTGGTGGCCTGCGGGACGAAGGAGAAGTCTAGCTTTGGTTTAGCCATTTATACTACCTTCAGCCTGCTCCGTCTTTTGCTAGCAACATCATCCACATACTCTCTCTTGCTGGAGTCGCCAGGCGAAACAGAAAAGTATTCATCGTTACTATTCTTAATAGGCTTCATGTTGTCGTCATATAACTGGAGATACACATTTACCGAGCCAATCGTGAGTTTGTTCTTCCTGATGAACCACGCCAGATGTTCCGCTATCCTCTCCGGGGTGAACCCCTTCTCGTATTTGATTCTCACGTAGAGCACCACCCTTCTTAACCAGCTTCCTGTCAATAAAATAGGCCCTTGCGGACCTGTCGTAAGTAAGTACCTTTTTGGCTGTCAGCTCGCTTAATGCCCTCTTTATTTTTACCGCGCCCACTTTAAGCATCTTCTGCATCATTGCCTTTGTCAGCGCCGCCTTGTCACGCTTTCGGATGAGTCTGCTGGTGTGCCACTCTACATGCCCACCGCGAATTAACTTCCATAGTAGCGCAGACGCTTCAATAGACAGGTCGGAGTATTCCCCCTGTCCGACCTCCTGCACAAGTATCACATACGGCTTCTTTCCTCCCGTGTGCTTCGGCTTGACCGACTCCCCTATCTCGCCCTTGCAGGAAACTACCTTCTTGCACTTAGTAGTGCGCCACAATTGATATAGCGGTTCTTCTATGTCCGGGTGTGATATATGAAGCAACTCAGCCGTGTCTGTTTTCTCCCGACTAATAATGAACTCGTCCTTGACTGCGTTTCTCTCACCACGGAGGTATTCTAGCGTCTCTTTTTTCAACGATGTATATCACCTCCAAACAGGGAGCAAGGGATACCCAGTTATACCTTGCTAAAACACCCCTCAGCCTTACAGCCTGTAAGCGTGAGGGCCATTTTGCGATGTTTTTCCTTTAGATATATCTTACGAGGTAGTAGCCAGCCTTCTTCCATGCCCCTTTTTGTGCAAAAGCTATTTTTTGAGGTCTTACTATATTTCCGCGCGAGCAAGGGGGGTTGAACGGCCACCCCCACCCCCGGTACCCCCTCCGGCCCAGATACCTGCCTCCGGTCCGGCCTGGCGCTGCCGCCATCCCCATCCTATATACAGCAGGGAGGGGGGGGTGATACCATGCCGGCAAGGGGGTACAGCAAAGCCCCCGGAGCAGTCCAGGGGCTGAGGTAGAACGGCAATATCGGCATACTATATGTAGTATGTCAGCAATGGTCAAAAGGTCAAAGTCTACAATAATTATGGCAACTAGGCGCAAAGCCTTGGTATCACTGGCTTTGTGCCTTTATTGCTAGTTTACATAGCGTCTATTAGCGGAACTAAAACCCCTTTCCGCCGGGCAAAGGTCAAACTTTTTCCTCTAGTATACTACTCCGGTTTTGGCAAACCAACAACTATCTCTAGGCCATCCAGGGTGTGGTTGATATCCTGGGTATCCCGCCAGCCGTAGTTTTTGAGCGCAAAGATAGCCCCGGCAGGATTGCGGGCCTGGAACATGCGTCTCTCGGCGTACTGCTGGCAGCGTAGCTTCGCGCGTTTTATCGCGTCAACAAAACCATCATCATACCCACTCCGCTGTGTTTCGATCTCCATAAGCGTCTCCCGGCTCGTATCCAGCGCCAACGCCAGCCCGGTAATCGTAAACGGCTCAACCTGCTGCATCTCTCTCATTACAGTGCCGTCCTCATCAACACAGGCGTGGCCATCCTTATCCTTAACCACAACCTCGGCGTAGCAGCTATCAAAATAAGCATCTATGGCCGCCTGAAACACTGCCAAGTCCTGAAACTTCCGTGGCCGACCGCCTTTATTTTTTGTCTCCACCACATCTCACCCTCCTCTCCATATAATGAAGCAAAAATTCTCGCCAAAACTTTTTTCCCTTACAGCCCCAACGCTTTGCGGGCTTTTTTGCGATTTCCCGGAAAAATATCAAAAATAGGTGTTGACAAGCTACCAGCCAGTATGATAGC